CCTTAGATTAGGTAGGTAAAATCTTTTACTGCTCTAATTTCAAGGTTGTTTCTTTAGATACTAAAAAACAGCGGGAAGATGGGCTTCCCGCTGCCGGTCGGAAACTGAGGCTAGCTCAGTAGTCCTGTAAGATAAACAGCCGCCTTACCCGTCAGTTTAGAAATGATTTCTTCATCTACTTCTTTTCCTGCGTCTGTGATAGCTGCGATCAAAGTTTCTTGAGCTGCTGCTCTTGAAACTCTGCTGGTACCTGAAGTGCCACCATTTTTGGTTGCTCCAGTCGCTGGTGTTTTCTTTACATAAACTCCAGCTTTAGTTAGAATCATGCGAACTCCATTCGGACTCTCACTCATCTCGTCTGCTATAGCCTTTACTATCTCCATAGATGTTTCAGGAGTAGGGCTTTCTGCTTCGTACATTTCTACGGCTTGCGCCTTTCTTTCATCATCCCACGCCACTTTACGTTTCCTCTTACTAAGTTGCTGAAAATAAAATCGGTCGCCCATGTCGGTTCCCTCATTTTTGAATTTATATTATATCAACAAATGACATATATGTCAAGAAATTTTTTTCAAATCCTACCAAGGTCGATACCGTATTGTTCAAGATGAGTTAACCTAGCCAAATCATAAGCTACTGCACTAGAGAAGAACCCATTACGTTGACCTTCTAAATTAGCCCAATGTCCTGTAGAATCATCAATTAACTCTCTCATAATCCAAATACTATAACATTTAGCTCCATACTTCTTTTCGTAGTTTATTTCTTGTAGACCTGGCATTTTACGAGTATGTTCTACGGTGTATTCAAATTGTACTGTTGCTGCACAATGATGTTCTGCAGACCAAACTATTTCACCGGTTTCAAACTCATCACTCATGCACTCATCTGGGAACATACCTATTTCATTCTTGGATTCTAATGTCCCAGGACGGTACGGAACGCCTATGCGCTCTATAATAGCTTTTATGAATCCTGCGGAACGATACAGAGATTTTGCAATTTGTACTACAGAATCTCCTTGTAGGTAAGACGTGATAGCATCTGCAATCTCTGCTTGAGTTGCAGGTTTTCCACGGTTTTGGCTAGTTCTTTTAGCTCTGAACGCTAGTGTATCTTCGTGATCTTCTATTATTTTTGTAAGTCTCGTAGTATTATACGAGATATTCAATATTCCACATGCGTCTTTTTTCGTGATAGGAGTCGACTGATTCAACAGATCTATCACTTTCTGTATGTTCTCGGGAGTCAACTTCTCGTTGTCCCTTTTTCTCACTCTGCCCAATTAATTCATCCTCTAGTTTAAACATTAAACAACAAATTGCGTGTGCGAGGTGTGACAACCCCGTTTCTTCATCTAACTCTTCACCATCTATATGGGCAAAGATATGCCTTAAAGCAGCACTACTATAGCGGTTCTGTAGGTCGTCTACTTTTCTCCAGTTATGAGCATCATATTTCTTTGCTCCAAATGTAAGTACTTTTCCTACTTCAGTTATGGATTTAGGGGGTAATAGATAAAGCTGAGGTTTCTCGCCATCATATTTCCTACCTTCCTTCACTTGTTAACTCCGCTATGCGTCTGAACGCTTTATACTTAGCTTCCTGCTCTTCTCTTACTGCCTTTTCTAAATACTCAATATGCTCCTGCATACGCTTTATAACCCAAGTAATCCTTTCTACAGGATTCTTGTGGGGTACAACTGTAAAGTCATCAGGCATTGAGAAACTCCTTAAACTCATATCATCATCTACTAACATAATTCCTCCGGTATATAATTTGTACATTCACGGCATCTTCCATCTGGAGCTAACCAGCTAACAAACTCTGAGCATGCATAACAAATATAGTTTACAGGCTCTCCAGACGTACCATCAATCTCTCTGCTCTCTTCCTTACTTGTCTGTGCCATAGTGAATCCCTCCCTTCAACTGCTGCACTTTTCCAATCCTTTCGCATAATCGCCTTATTGAAGTTTACAAATTTCGTTAGGCGAGGTCTGCCCATGTTAAACATCATATTTATAAGTATTTCTTTTACTTCTTGTGGAAAATCTTTGAACCAGGGTTGATACAAAATTATACATTCATTAAAGGATACATTTAGGTCATCTTTTAAATAACCATCGCACCGTTCCTGAGTTATGGGCGTACCTACTTCGCAACCATGTTCTGGGTTTAAATCTGTTATCAGGTGTCCTACTCCACACGTAGGATAACCTAAATGATCCTTATATACTTCTAACACGACTCCTTCGTCATACTTGATCTGCTCTATTAAACTCTGTGTTATCACTAATATACTCCTATTAATACACTACCTTTGAGGATACATTTGGCTGATTTTTGTCTACCATAATCCCACTTATCTTCATTGTTTCCAAACATCATGTCCCCCTTCCTATCCATAGGAACAATAATAAAACTTAAATGCTTTCTACCATTCATGATGGCTTGCTGTTTGAATTTATATATTGTGTGACTACCATAGATATATCTTATTGCAGTTACACATGTGTTTATATCTTTTTGCTTTGGTTTTGAAGCAAAAGAAGGCATACATACTAACAAAAGTATGCCTATAATTAATACTCGCATTTAGTATCTCTTCACAAGATCCCAATTCATAGGCTCCGCTGATTTGATTTCAATAATCTGGTCATTATCGTCTTTAAACTTAATAATGTGTGGTTTAAGAGTATAAATTCTTCCGGCCTTATACTTCTTGGGAGTACGAGTATATGTCTCACGACCACGTTCGTCCACTGTTTTATTATCTACGAAATAAATAGTTAGATGATACTCTTCATACCATATTCGTTTCCACCAATAAACTAACCAGTTATCTTTTACTTCGTGCTCAAATTCTTCAGTCATTTTGCAACTCTTTATTCTTGTCTAACCACTCTTCGGCTTCATCACCGACATCAGTTGCTTCTCTATAGTACAGGATAATCTCTTTCTGCTGTCTTATAAATCTACGCATCTCTTGTAGATTATAAGCCATACTTTCATATCCCTGCGGTAATAGACCAAACAATACAAAGTCTCCGCCTAATATTTCTTCTATCTTTACTACTGATTCGTCCCAATTATCTTTGTTTATAACAAACCATTGGACATCTTCCATCATGATCTCTTCAGGTAGAGGAGGCTGGTATATCTCCATCCTTACTTCTTCTGTGATAACCTTTACAGGATCAGGTGGTGAAAAATCTACTTTAGGTAAACTGCCACATCCGCTAATTAGTAACGTAAGGCAACTCATCGCTAGGATCGTCTGCTTCATCTAATTCCCTACTATCTTCTTCAACTTGGCGAAATACTCTACTAGTCGCCTTTGTCATCTTTTTCTCTAAAATTTCTGGTTCAGAGCGTCCGAGTTTTGTAAGATCATGCTTTTTAAAAATCTTCATGTACTGTTGCTTTTCAGATTCTAACTTATTTGCTTTCTTAGTTAGTGCTGAGAACGCTTCAGCTTGTTTCTTCATCTGTGTTTCTAAATTACGAATGGTCTTTTCATTCGTTTGAGCAGCAGTCTGTAGTGCTACATTTTGTTGCGTTGCTGCAGCTATCTCCGTCTGCTGTTGATTAATTCTGTTGTCTTTCTCATTTATTACTATTTTATGGTATCCAAATCCCGCTCCACCTATAATTAAAAGAAGCGGTAACATTTTTATCATTCCAAACATAATAAGTCCAAAAAAGCGGGCTTTCGCCCGCAGCTGTCAAGTAATTGGGATATTCTTTGGTAGATCCTCTTCTGGAGTTACATCCTCCAAATCTACACAAAGAAGCCCACGTTCCATGTATGCCTTAGTTACTTGCACGTTATCAGCAACATGAAACACTTTGGTAAAGCACTTACCGCTTAAGCCTTTGTAAAGGAACTGTTCGTTTATATCCTCTACTTGCTTTTCTTTACCAGTTATCTTGAGGTTGTTTTGTTCAAGACTAATATCTATATCCCCTTTGTCCCAACCAGGAACGGCGACTTCTACTCTGTATCCTGTATCTCCGATCTTTACTACATTATATCGAGGATAGTTCCCATCCAAAGTACTTGCGAAGAAGTCAGGGTTGAATCTATCGTATCCTAAGTAAAACTTAGGGAAGTCCGATAGGGTTAATTTAGCCACTGTTTTCATATTCATTGCCGATCTCCTTTAGGATGCGTACTTAGTTAATAAAGTAACGGAACCTACAGTCTCGGCTTTCGGAAAGGCACAGGTTGCGATCATTTTGGCACTATCAGTAGGTATTGCCGTAGCAGTAACCGTGATTTCGCCTCGATACATATCTATCTTCCTTAATCGCGTAATTGTGGATTTTCCGAATTGTTCTTTTATAGCTGCTTGGCATATGCCATAAGCGGCTGACTTACTTAGTGCTTGCGTGGGTGTTACAAGCCCTGTTAACAGCAGCATAAATACTGCTGAAATTGCTTTCATTTTCATCTTTATTTCTCCGATCGTCCATTGCGGTACGATATTGAGGCCTAACGGTCCTCGGTTTATTGTTGGCATTTTGCCTATTATTAGCCCTCAATACCCTCTCTGTCGGACTGACAGGAGAAAGTAAGGGGGACTTTATTGTTCTATAATATATTACCTGCATTTTCTTTTTCCAAAAACCTTCGCACATGTTCATACGCGTCTAACGCTGTATTACCATATGCTATGTGTTTGTTGTTGACTGTTGCGAGGTACTTGTATTCTATCATGCTGCCTTTTTTATCTATTACTTGTGTGATCTGAAATTCATAATTGTTCGTCATCTACTTCAAGGATTCCTTTATCTATTAGATACTCGACTGTTCCATTGATCCCATCTCTTCGTCCCAATCGCCAGCTGTGGATACCACAACCTATCAGGCAGAATATAAATACTACTATTGCTGTTTCCAAGAGTTCCTCCGTTTCAATCAGGTGGTTGTTACATTAATTTCAGACTATATTATATCAATAAACGACTGAAATGTCAAGATATTTTTTTAGAATGTCATTAGAAAAATAATTCTTGACACGACCCCTTTTCTTTGGTATAATAGGTGTCATGAGAAGTTATACTAAAAGACCATGGAGTCGAAAGGAAAAATCAATACTGATGGAGCATTATTTTGTAGTTGCACGTGAGGAACTATACAAGATGCTTCCAGATCGTACTCCAGGAGCAATAACTAAGCAGGTGTTTCACCTAAGAGCCAAAGGATGGCCATTTAAAAGATGTTTGTAAAAGTTAGAAATAATAATGTAGAGAGCGCATTGCGTGTCTTTAAAAAGAAAAGTAGTGAGGTGATTTTTGAAGTCAGAGAACGAGAGTCCTATGAGTCTCCAAGTGCCAAGCGACATCGAGCCAAAAAGTCAGCCGTTGCCAGAGAACGAAGACGACAAGCAGCCCAAGTACACCCCGGAAGAGATAGAAAATTCTAACCGGATATTTAAGTCTGCAACTCCAAAATATACCTTTGATTGGTATGTTAAATGGATTTCGTCAATACTACTACTTATAGCAATGACAATAAGAGCGGCACAGTATAATCCATTTTTGGACTTATGCTTGTCACTAACAGGAATGATAGGATGGATATACGTAAGTCTAGTCTGGAAGGACAGGGCAATGATAATGTTAAACGGCGTGGCAACATTCATACTCGCAATGGGGCTACTAAACCACTTAGCAGGGTAAAACGGTTTTTTACACGAACGCAGGTACTCTGGGAAGACCCAGACCCTGAAGAAATGAGCATAGATAATGCATATAAAACACGTTGGATTTGGTATCATACGATACTAGGATTAGAACTATTAATGGTCAATATGCTACTAATAGCGATACTAATAGTTCTAGCAGTAAAACTTTAGGAGAAAATAATGGACGGCACAAATTTTGAGTTGGTCGAAGATTTTATGGAAGCAATGGGACAGGAAGTTAATGCTGTACCTAGCTTTCCAGAACAAGAGATTCAAAGACTCAGGCTTGATCTGATTGAAGAAGAACTAGATGAACTACATTATGCCATAGATAATAAAGATATGGTAGAAATTGCAGACGCTTTAGGCGATTTACTGTATGTAGTATACGGGGCAGGACATGCTTTCGGAATTGATCTAGATGAGTGCTTTAAAGAGATTCACGCTAGCAATATGAGCAAGCTTGGACCAGATGGTAAGCCAATAAAAAGGGAAGATGGTAAGGTACTAAAACCTGACACATTCTTCCCACCTGACCTCAAATCTATACTAGGACTGTGAAATGAAATATTTACCACTACTGCTGTTGCTCTCAGCACCAGTATTTGCAGAGTCATATCCATACGTTGAGTGGAAATGGGAGCAAAAATACATCAATTCTTTACATGATAAAACTGTCAATCATTTACGGGCAGGCATGAAATGGGGTAATGCCTACATAGAAGCAGGTCCGATGACTGACGGTGAATCTTTCGAAACTGGCGTAAAGTTTAAGGGTCGTAACTGGAAGTTTAAGATGAAGTGGGAAGGTGAAAATACCACATCTCTGAAACATAAGGTTGAGACAGAGATACGGTATAATTTTAGATAATTATTCTTCGGTGTAAAAGATGTGATCGCCTATTGTCGCCTTGCGACTGTAGGCGTCAGCCCAGTAAGGACTCACTTTATTACTATGATACCAATAGGTTTTGTACAGGAAATCTTCAGTAGTTCCATACTCTATAGTCACAGTGGCTATAAGTCTTGCCATATCCCAACTTTGTTTATGTCTGGGTATATCTGACAACCCATCACAGTACCAACTAAACTGACATATCCAAGAACCACCCCTTTGTTTTCTTTGCTTTACTACTGCACAAACGGTACTCGGCCAACGCGAATCTCTTACCCTGTTGAGTGTTACTTTTGCGACCGCGTACATACCGTTGATCGACTGATTTCTTGCTTCCCAATAAATATTCTGTGCTAGACAGTCCACTTCGCTTCCTTCGCTTAGTGGACTCAGAAACAGCATCATCGCTGCCACAATTTTTTTCATATTGCAACTCCATCATTTTGTGAAGCTCCTGTGTATGGTCTCTATATCCCACTGTACATGGAGTTCATCTAACTTGACTTGTGTTACTACATATCTATAGTCGTGTTGGTACTCAGGGTGCTTTCTGCGCCCTTCTTCTACTTGCCCTGCGGTTTTTGCGTATTCCTCGTTACTAAAGACTCCTACTGTATAGGAGCCGTCAGTTAGTCCTTGACCGCTTGGATGTCTCTTCTGCATTTTTGTTAACCAAACGTTCTTACCGGATAAAATTGATTTCACAGTTTTAGCCTCCGGTAGCGACGCGTGGTGAGTTTGGCTTTCTCTTTGCTCGACAACTTCCGTGAGAAACGACTTTTTTGCCTTTTCGTCGCATTTTCATTATCTCTGCTCGAGGAAGGTGTCCGTAAATAATAGTTTTCATATAATCTCCAGTATTCTATTGCGTTTATAAGTTGATTTTTTGCTTTGTTTATTAATTCCATTGGGTCTACTAGCTTAACACGCTTTTTGCGCTTTGGTAGAAGCACTTCGTTGTCTCTCTATCATCCAAAGGAAGATATCATTGGGCATGTCCATAGTTCGACAAAACCGCATTGCGTCATTGAATTTCAAACCGTCAGACATCATTCCGCCAACTATCTGAAACCATTCGAATTGCTCATCAGTCATAAGACCTCCTATGTTTGCGATAACCACGCTTTAGCCTTTTCTTCCTGTCCTCGAACTTTTTTCCGCTAAAAGGACTATCCGAATCAAAGAGGATAAAATGTGATCTAGTTTTGTTCCTGTTCATTTTCATACCTTGTATTATATCGAAAAACAGCATGCTTGTCAAGGATTATTTTCGTCATGTGCTAAGAAAATTACAACTTTTTTACTTCATGAGGAGCGCGTACATTCCGTTAAAACGAATACCTAAGGAAAAACAATACTTTACAAATTCCAAAAAGTGTGATAAAATATAAACATAATTTATAGACAATCAAGTCAAGCGATTATTTTACAAAGCCAAGATTGAAGTTTAAATTGAAGATATTTATGCACCGCCTTCGGAATAAAGGGAGAAGGCGGAATGCCCGAATCTTCTAATTAACCGACAATCTGCAATCCCATTACAAATCATTTCAATTTTGTATTGATTTCGACTACCATATGACCTTATAATCAAATAACACTCGTTACAACTTATAAGGTCTTTAAATATAATTTCTCAAACTTCGTTCTAATTTTGTGCGATTCGCGATAAACCAATAAGTGATAAACCCCGTAATAATTGTGGGTAATTTTTAAAAGTTGATCATGCCCAATAGGACGAATGGTATGCTTATTATAGAGAGTACGAATAGGCTTATAGTGAGTGTGATTATAGCATCAATTATAAAGTCTTTCATGGTAACAGTAGTTCCGCTACTTTCGTGAATATCTGATTTGCTGTCCATAACAACGCTACGACAGTTAAGATAATAGAAATAGTATATAAGAGTTTGTCCATATAAATCCTGCTTTTCCTCCTTTAGTAGTATTTGTACATTAATCAAAGACAGCTGGTATTGCCAACATTACTAGCATTAAAAGAAACTTAATAAATAGCTGGTCAATACCCTCCCATATAAATAGCTGGGGGATACACATTATAAAAACGTATATCCACCATCCAAAAGTTAGTATTTCTCGCACCCGTTGAGACCCCGCTTAAAGGAAAAATGCGTTTAAGAAAATGGTTCCAGCAATTATTGCCAACCCCGCTGCGATTATCATTTGTTCGTCTAACATTCTATACCTCCGATTGCTTCTTCAAGGTTTTTAAGGGTGGCTTTTGGAGTTTTCTCCAAGCCCAGTAGAGAGTCCACTTCAATTCCCAATGAATCAGCAATATTTGAAACGATCTCCACTTTAGTGACAGGTAAGTCCCCACTTTTTGTCTTATAGATTTCACGTCTGTATACTCCTTCTCTGGATAACTTACCTATAATAGATTTTACACTCTTGTCAAGTTCTTCTGCCAGCTTTTCTACTGTTTCTCTATTAGGTTTGTCTTTATATGCTTCAATTATATGTTTTGTCTGGTCTTCCGTATAATTCACTTCTTGTCAGTCTCCAAAAATTGTGTTAGAGTTGCCATCAGCCCTTCTATAGATTTCATAGCCAATGCGTGTGCGTTTTCTTCAGGATCACCAGACTGGTTCTTTATAGTCTCCATTATTTCGTCTTTTAACTTCATTACTATATCACCGTCGCCATCAACATCCGTTTCCACTTTAGAACTATACTCAAGTAAACCAACTTCGACATTTTCATGTCCAATCTGGTTAGCATAGTCTAATAGTAGCGTATCATATTGATCTTGTACATGGTTATACTGATTTTCCATTTCTTTTACTTGCTTATAGGAATTATGTAGATGTGATCCGATTTCCTCAAGAACATCTACCATTACACGTAAACGTAATTCAATATTTTGAGGCTTTATATCTGTAGGAAAGTTAATTACTTCTCCCATTTAAGATTCTCCTGTTTAGCAACTGGATTAATAGGTCGCTTCTTTGTGTCCCACCACTCAGCTAACTCAAACGTATGCTTCTTACGTTCTTTCACTAAAATAGGGTCAGGTGTAAACTGTGCATGTTTCTTTAACATTAGAATTTTCTCCCTAAATTTTCAACTACTATTATCTCACGATTTGGGATTAAAAGTCAAGAATTATTTATAGTCACGCATAAAAAAATCCCAGCAGAGCGAGTACGTACTGGGATCTTTCTAATTAGTTGGTAATCATGCCCACCTCGGTGGATTACCTTGAGACATCCTATGCTGACATCTCCCCCGACGTTTGCTGTTTTAAATCTTCGATTATAGGCACACAATACGCTAAACACGCCTAAGAACTATCGGTTGTTCTCATCACCCCCTTCTCGCCATCGCTTTAGAGACCCTTGGAAGGGTAGGGTCTACCGTCTGCGTGTATAGACGGATTTTCACTTAATTTTGAAATGATATTATATCACCACTGACCAGCATAAGTCAAGAATTATTTTTCAAATGGTTGCCCAATTTCAAAAGAAGTAATTCTCTCTCCCTCTGTCTCTAATAGTGCATCAGTTATAGCATCGGATAACCACTCTTGTTGTAGCGCATCTTTGCTGTCCAAAGCTAGGACTGTTACTTTAATTTCTCTATATTGTGTCATACTTTTTGACTCCATTTCTTTAATTCTTTTTTCTTGTTCTGCAATTTCTTTTGCTTGATCTTTTATTTTCTTTTCTTCAAATTTTAACTTATCTTTCTGATAGTTCATATCTTTTGATTCCATTG